TGACCGTTTACATTACCCCGCCTAATTCCAACAGGGTTATTCAGTCACTCCCTTGTCAACCTCGTCAGATCAACAAAATAATTATACCATAAAAAAAGGAGGGTCGCAACCCTCCTGACTTTAGATCCAATCTTTTCGAGCGTGATGCTCTGGTACTACCTTTCCTAGCGTGACTGATAGCAATCCATCTTCAAAGTTAACTTCCTTGACAATGGTGTCATCAGCAATAGTCCATGCTCTTGAGAATGATCTTTGTGCTAGTCCTCTATGTGCATAGTTTGTATCTTCTTTCTCTTCTTTTTTTCCTTCTACAACTAGTTTACCATACTCTGTGTAAACTTTAACTTCATCTCTTTTAAATCCTGCTAGTGCAATTTCTAGTCTAGATACCACATTACTTACATTGATAAGATTGTAAGGTGGATAGTTAGAAGTTTGTTGATCAAAGAAACGATCAAAATAAGTGTCGAGTCCGATGCTATTCTTAGTAATCCGATCCATTAAGTCTGGTAAATCGGCAGCATGAAATCTTTGAATGTTAGCCATGATGCTCCTCCATTGAGCGAGTTTAGTTTGTGTCCCCTAAGGCGACATTACTATTTAACCACAACCTGACATTTATGTCAGTGTTGCAATCCGATCAATTTCTGACGGGTATCCTCCCAATCAGTAACAGAGTACGCTTTACCGCCCTGTTTCTCTACAGCAACAGCGATGTCATAATCAATCTCACCCTCTTCCATCATATCACCAAAGAAAATAATATCACTTTGATCTTTAAAATCTCTCATTATTTGACTCTTATTATTACCAATAGGACCTAGGTCAAGTCCAGTTTGTCCACCTATTTGCACCTCAAGATTAGGAAACATATTCCTAAGTCTCTCTGCCATATTTTTTCTCTCATTAGTTTTTTTATCAAAATCAACATATGCCTGTCTTTCTAATAAAGAAACTGTATTGTCACCTCTACCCATGATTGTAAAATTAACTCCGCCAGGTCTTCTCTCAATATGATTACCATTACGAATAGGGAAGGCACTATTACATAATTCCAATTTAAGTTGTTGTTCTACATCAATAGGCAACTCCCATTCATCTCTATAAACAGAAAGATCACCCTCATATACATCACTACCAGAGCAGTTATAAACTCTCTTACAGTTATTGTATATACCAGGTGAAATTTGTTTTATAGTTTTATCCCTGTCACTACCAGTGACAAGGTAAACTTCGTTATGGAGAACAAAATCATAAAAGAAAGGCAAAAATTCATCTCTGATATTTTGTCTTGCTGGAGTCAATGTACCATCGACATCAAAAATAAATTTTTTCATTTAACAATATTATGTTTGGAAGTGCTACTCCTTGTCCTATTGTGGATGACGATAAATTTATCCGCAGCAAATGTACCTGCTAAACAAACATCGATCTCATCGCCATCTTGCCAGTTAATGTCACCATTCTTTTTAGTATGGTTCATTGCCTCTTGGATTTGATCAATAACTTCTTGGGTTAGTTTCATAATGAATTTAAAAAATCCTTCTCACTTTGATAAGGTTGCGTTTTTCCTGACCATATTCTATACCCTTCCTGCAATTCTGGCAAGAGCCACTGATCTACCCTGTAGCAATACTCCCAGTTAACTGGTTGAATACAATTCATCACCACGACTGTCCAAAACGCAGTCAAATGATTAACTAATGTTGTCACTCTTCCTCAGTCTTTTTTCTACCGATATTATACTTGGTTTCTAAGATCCAATCACCCTTATCTTTATAACTTAATACCTTGATTTGGTTTAAGGGTGCAATGTCTTGAATAGTATTTGCGTCAAAAATCTTGATCAATCCCCAATCAGCAAGCAATTGGGCAATGCGATTTCTACGCTGAACATCATTCACGGTTAAATTTGCTCTCTTGCCATCAAGAGCGAATAGTTCTTTGAAGTGAACGATGAAGTATCTTCCTTGCTTATGAAGAATGTGGCAAGATTGATACAACTTTTTCTCTTTACGAGAGGCAACACCAATTCTAGTTAATGTTTCTCTTACCTTTAAAAAATCGTCTGGTTCCCCTAAAGAAACCTCTACCATTTTGTCAGCAGACCAGTCTACTGTATTCTCAGTCACAACACTCATTGTCTCTATTAATGTAGATTCATATTTTCTATTTAGGATTTACATTTTCCCACTACGAATGTAGTCAGTCACTTGTTGATAATACTTTTCCATCTCGTATTTTTTTCTAAATTGCCCTAAATCTACCTCCTTTCCTGTCATCTCCTCAAATATTGTCATGAATGTTCCAATCATATGCCAATGAAGTGGTGGGATATAACCTGGTGACAAGCAGACAAAAATTTGGTCGAACTCATAGTTGTCAAAGACATACTCTTCTGGAGTAGAGAATTTAAAATTGTTAAGATGCTTTTCAGCAAAAGGTATATGCACTAAATTATGACTATCACTGTTACCTATCCATGTAAATGACTTTAATCTGTTCTGTTTTCGTAGATATAACCCCCAATTACCCTCCATTATTCTCTCAAACTGTTGTAAACTTCTTAGTTCATCATCAGGAGAACCAAAGTTACCAGAAAATACATCATCATGGTGGTCAATATTCACCACTTCGATGTCTGTATGACCTTCTAGACCATACAAAATATTATCATGATCATATCCAAAGTAAACCTCACTAGTGTGTGCTAGAGTCCTTAAATAAGTCCTTAGACAGTAATGATAATTCTGAATATTAAGTTCATGAGAAAATTGATTAGGATATGTTGAAAATAATTCGTACCATTTAGGCACTGGCCACATATCTAAACCATCTGAATCACAATGTTCATAAATTTTTTGATCATTATGTAAGATAGCAGGACCAGATATAAAATCTAGATCAATACTCAATATTTTCATAGTCTGCCGCCAGTATCTAGTTTTTGTTTTATATATTCTATCTGTTTTCTAGTCAAAATTCTCATGACTTGTTCCGCTTTAGCGTGACTATAATTATAATATTTTTTTACTGCCTCAAGATCTTTAATCTTTTCTGATTTTAACCAAGGAGCAAACCTTTTCTTCTTTCTAAGAGAGTTGCGTAAGAAATCATACTGCAATTGTTTTTCAAGATGAGGGTTTTTGTTCATCTCATTAGCAAATAAAACAGAATCTAATGTTCCTGAAAGGCATTTGTTGACAATAAATGGTGGATAGGACTTGATATCCTGAGGATCCTCAGGCAATTCCTTAGTGTGATTGATTGAATTTAACCAGTCTTTTAATTCCATATCAAATAATTTCCAATAACGAGGTAATCAATGTCCATGTTCCTAAATGCTAGTATAGCATCCATTGGTTCTTCTACAATAGGTTCACCATTATCGTTAAATGATGTGTTGAGTAGACAACCATGTTCTACTTTTTCTAGAAGAGAATATAATCTTTCATTTTGATCACGATTTACAGTTTGAATTCTGCATGTACCATCCTCGTGTGTAATAGCAGGTAATTTATCTGTCTTAACATGCTGTGAGAATAGCATGTAAGGAGTGCTAAATCCCTCTTTAAAGTAATCTTTAACTAAATGCTCTTGAATTACACCAGCAAAAGGTCTCCAATACTCTCTGTGTTTAACCCTAGAGTTCATAATATCCTTGTTCTCTAGTTTACATGGACTCATTAGAATAGATCTAGATCCAAGAGCACGAGGACCATGTTCTGATCGACCTTGGAACCAACCAATGATAGCATTTTCATCTTTGATTTTTTTAGCAACTACCTCACACAACAAATCAAAGTCTTCAAAGTATTCTTTTTCTCCATCAGGAATAAAGTCATCATAAGTTTTACCTAGAAAAGCAACATTTGTTGGCATCTGTAGTTCTTCATTACATCTCATTGATGCCCATGCTGCTGCTCCAAAATGTACACCAGTATCATTTGTAAATGGAGGTATCCAAATATTTTTAAATAAAGGTCTTAGTAAAGTATTTGCACAGACATTTAAAAAACATCCACCTGCAAAACATACATTCTCTGATAGATATCCTTCTTGTCGTAAACTAGTAATCCATTTAACAATAGCTTCCTCAAAATGATTTTGAACATAGTATGCTGCATCCTCTGAAGAAAGATCTTTAATATGTTCTATAACTTCATTGTATTTGTGAAAGTTTATCCACGGAGGACCGAATTCATATGTATCAATTCCCATCATCTGTGGTGCAATTTCTGTGGAAAATGTATATGGAGTATTTTTTGTAGAAGGTTTGCCATAGGCAGATAATCCCATTATCTTTCCTTCTGCACTAAATTGAAGAACTTTAGTTAAATCTTTTTTAGATGAATAATGAAATTTATCATCTACTGTTTTTGTTGACAATGCCATTTTATAAACATAACATGCCAAGTTCATATAAAAATCACCGAAAGAATTTTCTCCCGATCCACTCTTCATTGTGTGGTTGATAAGATTTTTCTTATCTAAATCAAAAGTTCC